ATCAACCGGCAGATCGAGGCCACGCTCAACGATAACAAGCGCGCGACCGAGGCCTGGAACAAGGAGGCCGAGAAGAACCCGCTGCTCAAGGGTGAGGCTGAGAAGCAGATCAACCAGCTCAACAAGCAGGCGGCGCAGAGCGTGCAGGAGCTGATGGACAAGTACTACGCCCTGGCTGTGACCATCGGGGGCCCGACGCTGGAGGCGGCGAAGAACCTCAAGGCGCAGATCGCGGAGATGTCCGTGCCCAGCCAGAAGGGCGACGCGCAGATGTTCAAGTCGATCACCGAAGGCGTCACGGGCATGGCCAACACCATCGCCGAGCAGACCGTGCGTGGCAAGACCAGCTTCAAGCAGATGGTCAAGGAGATCGAGTCCGACCTGGTCGGCCTCGCGATGAAGCTCATGGAGCAGAAGTTCATGAGCACGGCCAGCGCCTCGGCCGCGGGCGGTGGCAGCTTCTGGGCGAACATCTTCGGTGCCTCGGCCGAGCACCACATGAGCGGCGGCCAGATTGACGGTCCCAGCGTGGTTGGCGAGGATGGCCCGGAGATCTACGTTCCACCGCAGAACGGCGGGTCCATCATCCCGAACGGCCTATCGACGCAGCTGGCGAAGTCCGGCGGTGGCATGGGCGGCGTCAGCGTGACGTCCAACGTGATCAACCAGACACGGAACCCGGTGCAGGCGCAGCCCAGCCAGGTCAGCTACGACGCGGAGATGAAGACCTTCATCATTCACACCGTGCTCGAGGACGCCTCAAGCGGAGGCCCAACCTCGGCGCTGGCCGGCGGCGGTGGAGGGTGATTTGCCAGAAGTCCTGTGCTGACGGCATATAGGTCGAGTGAAGCCGATGAGCCCTGCCACCAAGCACCCGAACCGTATCCCCTTCGAAGGTCTGTTGACGCGCCTGGATGTGCCCAGCGACAAGGCACCCTCCGGAGCGCGGGGTCACTGCGTCATTCTCACGTCGCGTGCGGCCCAGGACGCGCTGGAGTCGCTGAAGGGCATGGCCGTCAGCTTCAAGACGTCCTGGGACAGCCACGACCGGCGCCAGAAGTGCGGCGTCATCACCGACGCCTATATCGAGGCCGGCGAGCTGCGCGTGCAGGGCTACATCTACGGCAACGACTACCCCGAGGTCATCGAGAAGATGGCCAAGCCCAACGTGGGCCTCGGCATGAGCTACGAGATGGTCGACGCGGCCGTGGAGGACATGCGGCAGAAGGTCTGGACGCTCACCCGCGTCACCTTCACCGGCGCGGCGATCCTGCTGCGCAGCAAGGCCGCGTACAAGTCCACCACCATCGCCCTGCTCACGGCGACGGCCGAGCGCTTCGACGGCAAGCTGGCCTTCCGCGGCCAGGGCCGGATCAAGCTGGTGAATAAGAAATGAATGAAAGACGCGCCAAATGCGCGATATAAGCTAGAACCGCACCTGCAGGCCGCTCTTGAGGGCGTTGTTCACCAGCACCTCGGCGGCCGCGCGGTCGAAGTTCTTGTCCAGGTTGGCGTCGACGGCCGCCTGCACCAGGTCCTCCATGGGGAAGCGCGGGCGGATGTGGGCGGAGCGCACGAGCGTGTACCAGGGCTCGGCGTCGGCCACGCCGCGGATGTTGCCCACGCCGCCGTGGCGCACGAAGATGCACAGCGTCCCAGCCTTCGTCGTCTGGATGAAGGCGGCGAAGTCGTTCGAGCCGAGCTTCTTCCGCGCGTCCCGGCCAAGCGCCCGCCGCGGCCGCACACCCTTCACCACGAAGCTGCCGGTGTACGTCGCGCCCATCTGGACGCCCGGCGGCAGCAGCGCCTTCGGCCGCAGTGAGTCGGGGATGATGCCCGGCGCGATCCTGCGCAGGTACCGGGTGGGGATGGCGAGGAAGTTGTGCCCGGCGATCGGCACCTTCTCGCCACCCTCGTCCTGGCGGGGCAGGTAATCCTCAGCCCCGGTCTTGCGGTTGCTGGTGTCTGTGAATACCTCGGAAAACAGGGTCGTCTTCTTCGCTGGGGTGATCTTCGTCTGCTGGGTGGTCCAGTCGTTGCGCAGCTTGAAGACGCTGCGCTCCCCGGCGCGGGCCGCCTCCTGGCCGCTCTGGGCCTGCATGGTGAGGAACCGCGCGATCGTGAAGGGCAGGTCCTCGACCAGCAGCTGCTCGATGCCCTGCAGCGGTCCGGAGATATCAGCCTTGAGGCTCAGCATGGCCGCAGTCTGCGCTGCTTTTGCCCGATTCGTCGAATCTCCGGCATAACCTTCCGGTGTCGACTCCGTTCCCCACACTCTCGCGCAAGGCGTCGCTGAAGACGCGCGAGACCACGCTCGACCCCACCCTGCGCGACAGCTACGAGAACGGCATGGAGAGCACCCGTGCCCGCTACACGCGCCGCCGGCGTCAGTGGGACGTCACCATCGACCACCTCACCCCAGCCGACATCGCCCTGCTCGATAGCTTCGTCACCACGGTCGCCGTCTACGGTGCCCAGATCTTCACCTTTCCGGAGTACCGCTTCTACAACCCGGCCGGGTATCAGGTCCGCTTTTCCGCGCTTCCTGCGTACTCGGACGATGGAAATGTGGAAGGCCAGTTCCGGCAGAACTGCACCTTCCAGATCCGGGAGGTGTAGCGGTGCCCGACCCACGCCCCCCGTTTTATCTGCTGTCTGTCGCCGCGAACGTGGAGCGCCACAAGATCGCCAGCGGCGAGCCCTGGGTGATGCTGGTGCTCCTCCAGTGGCCCGGTCCCGCCGACCCCACAGCCACCCAGCAGTACATCCGGCTCGCCCGCAACACCGACCCCGTCACCTTCGACGCCGGCGACGGCCTCGGCCCGCAGACGTACACGCCCTTCAACTTCGAGCTGGGCGATCTCGCCGTCAGCTCCACCGGCCAGGTGCCGGAGATGGAGCTGAAGGCCTCGAACGTGATGCGGGTGCTGCAGTCGACCATCGAGCAGTACGAGGGAGTCGTGGGCGCAAACCTCACGCTCTTCGCGGTCAACATGGCGAACCCGGCCGGCGAACCCGACCTCACCGTGGCGTTCACGGTCAAGCAGACGGTCTGCGACGCGAAGCTCGTCACCTTCAAGCTGGGCGCGAGCTCGCCGCTGCGGCGGCTCTTCCCGATCCACATGTACCGCCCAAACTTCTGCATCTGGTCGTACAAGAGCCCGCAGTGCGGCTACACCGGCTCGATGACGACGTGCAGCCACACCATCGACGGCGCCACCGGCTGCCAGGCCCACAACAACCTCATCCGCATCGGGACGTTTCCGGGCATCGACACCAACGGCGCGGCCGTCGCGGGGGTCGCATGATCGCCCTGCCGGCACGTCTCTACGCCGACCTCATCGGCAAACCCTTCCTCACCGGCGCGCGCGGCCCGGATGCCTACGACTGCGTCGGCCTCGCGATCGAGATGCAGCGGCGGCAGGGCAGGGACGTGCCCGACTACGGCTCGACGCCGGAGGAGCTGGCGCGGGTCTATGACCCCGAGGCCGGGATCTTCGGCCCGTGCCGCAAGGTCTCGCGGCCGGAGGTTGGGTGCGTCGTGCTGATGCGCGGCCTCGGCGGCACGGAGATGCACCTGGGCACGCTGGTCGATCCCTTCCGGATGCTGCACGCGCATGAGAGCGCGAAGTCCGTGGTGACCGAGGTGTTGAACCGGACGTACTGGGGCAACAGGATCCTCGGGTACTACGTCATCGGGGGTGCGCTGTGATCCGGATCATCACCGTCACCAACCCCATCCAGCCGGACCGCGACCGCCGTATTGACGATGTCGAGTTCACCGAAGCGACCCTCAAGGCGTTGCTTTATCTGAACGCGCTCGCCCTCGGCAGTCCTGGCTACGACGAATCACGTTCCGACATCACTTTCGACGAATGGGCTGCGCAGGTCATCGTCTCGGTCAACGGCCACGTCTGGGCGCGGTCGCTGTGGACCGAGGTCACGCCGCGCGACGGCGACTGCATCGTCATCATGCCGGTGGTCAAGGGCGGATCGCTGCTGCGCACGCTGGCGTCGATCGCGCTGCTCGCCGGAACGATCGCCCTGGCCGCCACGGGCGCCGGTGCGGCCTTCGCGGGGTTCCTGGGCAGCATCGGCATCAGCGGCATCACCACGGCCACGGCGACGGCGATCCTGGGCGGCGCTGTGTCGATCGCGGGGAACCTGCTGATCTCGGCGGTGCTCGGGCCGAACTCGGGCAGCGACAAATCGAGCTCCGCCAGCTACGACCCGGACGGCCCGAAGTCGCTGGCGCGGTCCGGCGTGGTCATCCCCAAGGGCTACGGCACGATGGTCTGGGGCGGCAACATCATCTCCAGCTTCACGGACATCGCCGGAAACGACCAGTTCATCAACTGCCTGGTCTGCTTCGGCTTCGGCCCCGCGCGCGCGATCACGAACATCCAGATCAACGGCAAGGCCATCTCCAGCTACCAGAACTGCGCCTACTTCACGCGCCTGGGCACGAACGACCAGACCGAGCTGGCGAACTTCAACCGCATCGTCAACGGCTATCCGCAGAACACGCAGTGCCTCGCGGGCGTGCCGGTCGTCATTCCCGGTACCGGCGACCGCACCCAGGCGCTGCAGGTCGATATCGCGATGCCGAGCGGCCTGTTCGTCAACACCAACGACGGCAACATCATCCCCGCCGTCATCACGTACCTGGTCGAGTACGCGGTGTCGGGTACGAACGACTGGCAGCCGGTCCTCGTGCCGCAGAGCACGACGCCGGTCACCAACACGCATCCCGACGGCACCTTGTACCTGCCGCACGCCTGGGGCGTCATCGCCACCGACCTGCCGCCGAACTCGAACGTCGTCTACACGCTGGACGATGGCCCGCAC